CGCTTCAAAAACTCTCCGATCGGTGGAAATCAGTCTAAATCGGTGCAAAACGGACATACTACGATCCGCATTGATGCAGACTCACCGTTTATCAGTCCAGATCAGTCGGGGGCTAATTGAAAAAGGCACGTAAGGGCTCAACCAAGCCACGATTACAGAACGCACCGCTCAAAGGCGCATCTAGGATTGATGAAGTCAAGAAATTCCTAGTCGATTGCAAACTAGAGCTGTTGCCTTGGCAAGAGTACGTGCTAACTGACTTACTCAAGGTTGATAAAGCTGGCAAATGGCGGCGCAAGACCAATTTGCTGCTGGTAGCCCGGCAGAACGGTAAAACCCATCTAGCGCGTATCAGGATCCTTGCTGGGTTGTTTATTTTCGGTGAAATGAATATAGTTGCAATGTCATCTAATCGCGGCATGGCTTTGGACACCTTTCGTAAGGTCGTGGACGTGATTGAGGACAACCCGCACCTTATGGCGCAGGTTAGGCAGATTCGCGTTGCCAATGGGCAGGAATCCGTTGAGCTTCTATCGGGAGCAAGATACGAAATAGTCGCGGCTACAAGAGATGGAAGCCGTGGTAAGACCGCGGATCTGCTCTACATAGACGAATTACGTGAAATCGATGAAGACTCGTGGACTGCGGCTAAGCCAATCACGCGCGCCCGTCCTAATAGTCAGATATTTATGACTAGCAATGCCGGTGATGCGTTCTCAAGCGTCTTAAACGACTTACGCAGCCGCGCTTTGTCCTATCCGCCTGCCAGCCTAGGCTTTTGGGAGTATTCAGCCGATGACTTTGCCAAAATTACTGATAAGGATGCGTGGTATCAAGCCAATCCAGCTTTAGGCTATTTGATTGATGAAGAAACCATAGCGGAAGCCATTGCTACATCTAGCGTAGAAGCAAGCCGCACGGAAACCTTATGCCAATGGGTTTCAGCTTTGAAATCGCCATGGCCCTATCGAGCATTTGAAGATTTAACGGTGCAGGATCTTAAAATCGAGCCGGGAACTGCGACTATATTTGGGATGGACATCTCGGTCAATAAAAAGATGGCAAGCCTTGTGGCAGGGCAAGTCCGAGAGGATGGCAAGATTGCCGTTGGCGTTATTGCTCAATTTGAAAGCCAAGTTGCTATTGACGAACTCAAAATGGCTATTGAAGTAAACGAATGGGCTAACAAATACCGCCCGCGGATGATTTGCTTCGATAAATACTCAAGCATGAGCGTAGCCGAACGCCTAGCCCAATCTGGACACAAAATCCAAGATATGTCAGGAACGGTGTTTTACCAAGCCTGTTCAGATCTATATGATGCGCTTGTGAACGCGCGAATCGTTCACATCGGACAGGCTAGCTTGGTGGACTCCATGAATAACTGCGCCGCTAAGGAAACCGATGCGGGTTGGCGAATCGTTAGACGAAAGTCAGCCGGGGACGTATCGGCAGCAATTAGTTTGGCTATGGTTGTCCACCAGCTGCTTAAGCCACAAAGCAAGCCACAAATTATTGTGTGAAATGTCGGAAATGTCCGATTTGTGTGCTAACATATAGCGATGGGTCTTTTTGATCGTTTCCGCCCTACGAAAATTGAGGCGCAAGCTGCACCGCAGCTAATGACGGATTCTTTTAATTATTACATTCCCGGATTTCTTACACCTGTAAATCGCGATGAAGCAATGTCAGTTCCAAGCGTTGCTCGTTGCCGTAATTTAATTGCTTGCACAATTGGCGGTTTGCCAATGGAACTTTACAAAAAGTCAAGTGGCGAAGAATTAGGCAAGCCATTGTGGCTAGAACAGCCTTCAACAACACAACCACGATCCGTAACAATTGCATGGACAGTTGATTCTTTAATTTTCTTCGGCGTTGCATATTGGCGCGTGACTGAAGTTTATTTTGACGATGGTCGCCCTGCTCGCTTTGAATGGGTAGCACCGGGTCGCGTTTCATTCACAACAGATGCAAACACAAATTTCATTACACAATACACAATCGATGGTTCACCTGTTCCAATGTCAGGTCTTGGATCACTTGTTACATTCCAAGCACAAGATGAAGGTATTTTGCAGCGGGGCGCTCGCACACTTCGCAGCGCCATTGATCTTGAGAAGGCAGCACGTGTCGCTACATCTACGCCAATGCCTTCAGGTGTAATTAAAAACACCGGTGCAGATCTAGCACCAGCCGAAGTTCAGGGAATTTTATCCGCATGGAAGGCAGCGCGCGAACAACGCAGCACCGCCTATCTCACTAGCACACTTGAATATCAGCCAACATCATTTAGCCCACGCGACATGATGTTTGTTGATGCAATTCAAAACACAGCTACTCAAATTGCACGAATGATGAACGTTCCTGCCTATTACATTAGCGCAGATATGAACAACAGCATGACTTATGCAAATGTTCAAGATGAACGCAAACAATTCGTTGCGCTATCACTCGCACCGTACATCAACGCAATTCAGGATCGTTTGTCCATGGATGATATAACGGCGCGAGGCAATATTGTTAAGTTTGATGTTGATTCTGCTTTCCTTCGGGTAGATCCGATGGAGCGTTTGAACGTCATTGAAAAAATGCTATCTCTCGGCTTGATTACACTTGATCAAGCAATGGAAATGGAAGATCTAACACCAAATGGAAACGAAGATGTTACTTCAGTTCAGTAGTGACGTTACCTGCAACGCAGAGGAACGCACCATCACCGGCAAGATTGTCCCATTCGGTGATTCAGAAGTCGGTTATACCAATGTTGGCAAAGTCGTATTTGAAGCTGGCTCAATTGAGATTCCGACAAACCCAAAACCAAAACTTCTATTAGAGCATGATGCGAAAAAGCCAATTGGTCGCCTGATTTCGTTTACCGAAGATGAATCGGGAATTTATGCAACCTTTAAGGTAGCAAATACATCGCGCGGCAATGACGCGCTTATTGAAGCAAGCGAACAACTTCGCAGCGGTCTATCCGTTGGCGTTGAAGTTATTGCTGGCAAGAAAGACAAAGATCGTTACAGAGTTAAATCAAGTTTGCTCAAAGAAGTGTCACTCGTACAGGCAGCCGCCTTCAAGAGTGCTGAAGTTTTGAGCGTAGCGGCATCTTCCGAAGAAGAAGTCGTTGAACAACCAACCCAAAACGAAAGCGAGGCAGTCGTGGAGAACACTCCAGACACCGCAACCGTTGCGCCTGTGGTAGAAACCCCTGCGGTGGAAGCTGCGCGCCCAACTGTTGCTGCACCAATTTACGCGAAGCCACGTATCAACGTGACTCCGCTTGCAATGCTAGAAAACACAATCAAGGCATCCGTTTTCCATGACGAGGAAGCCCGTCAATGGATTGCAGCGGCATCTGATACAAGCATTACAACAGATGTACCCGGTTTAAATCCGACACGCCAATTGTCTGAGGTAATTAACCCAAAGACAACCGGCGTTCGTCCAGCTATTGAAGCAATCTCATCCGGCACACTTCCAGATGCAGGCATGAAATTCCAGATTCCACGCGTTAAAACCGCTCCAACCGTTGCAGAAGTAGCGGAAGGCGCAGCATTTTCAGATACTCAGGTTGAAATTGAGTATGTTGATGTCGATGTCAAGAAGTATGCAGGCATGCAGCAATTTAGCGTAGAAGTTCTCGACAGAACTTCACCAGCGTTCCTTTCTGAGCTTCTCGCTCTCATGGGCGATGCTTATGCGAAGGCAACTGATTTCGCAGTCATCACAGAACTTGCTGCAAGCGGAACTCTCGATGCAACTGCAACAACCCTTCCATGGGACGGCGCAGAATTCTCGTCATTCATCGCACGTGCAGGTGAATCCATCTACACAAACACATTTAAGTTCGCAACCGGTGTAATTGTTACTCCGAAGCAATGGTCAAACATTGTAGGTTTGGTTGATGGACAAAATCGCCCAATCTTCAATGCAGCAGCTCCACAGAACGCAGCTGGTGATCTATCGGTAAGCGCAATCCGCGGAACTGTTCTCGGACTCCCACTTTATGTGGATTATACATTCTCCGGTGAAGGCGATGACTCAATCATCGTAGTAAACCGCGATTCTTACACATGGTATGAATCACCACGCCTACAACTCCGCGCTGAAAAGGTCGGAACAGGCAAGGTTGAAATTGGAATGTACGGTTACGGCGCAATTGCTACAAAGGTTGCCGCTGGAGCGTTTACATTTAACAAGGCGTAATAGCCTAGAAGTAGAGTTACCCCGCCGCACAGCCCTTGCGGCGGGGCTAACATAGAAAGGATAAAGAAATGCCAGCAACATTTGTTACTGAAGCCGAATTGCGCTCTGCGCTTGGCATTGGCAATCTTTATTCATCGGCAGTCGTTGAAGAATGTTGCCAAGCGGCTGAGAATATTGTTAAAGCAAAACTTTGGTATAACGAGTTTCCTGTGGTTGCGCATGAAAGCACCACAAGTGTTGCAACTATTTATTTTGATGTTATTCATCCGTTTATTGTTGGCGACACCATTGTTGTTGAGAACTGCGGCGCTAAATACAACGGATCAAAGACCATTACAGCGGTTACAACTTACGGCGTTAGTTATAGCGTAAACAACGCAACAGCCGAAGTTAAAAACGCCCTTGTGCCATTTGGGAAGGCTTACGGCACAACCCACATCGACTATTCAACTTTACCTGAAGTAAATCAAGCATCACTCATGGTTGCCGTAGATATATGGCAAGCTCGCCAAGCATCCAACGCTGGCGGCATTTCACCTGATTTTCAACCATCACCGTATCGCATGGGTAATACCCTTATGGCTCGCGTTCGAGGCTTGCTTGCGGATCATCTAGCACCGGGCGGTCAAGTAGGATAATGTCAGCAATCTCTACCCTACGAGGAACAATCGCGACTGCACTAGTTGATAATGCGGTGTGGCAGGTGTTTTCCTTCCCACCTGCCACTCCCCTTGCTAACAGCATCGTGGTACAACCGGGCGACCCTTATATCGAGCCAAGCAACGATC